AAGTGATTGTGTTTTTTTTTTCAAGCAGAAGACGGCATACGAGATTACAAGGTGACTGGAGTTCAGACGTGTGCTCTTCCGATCTGCTTTTTTTACACATAAGTTAGTTTGAGGTTTGGGAATAATGGATAAAAATAAATTTCATAAAAAAGTTGAAGATATGGCTCAAAGAATTGGGTCAGTAAAAAAGGCATTTGATGTTTTAAATAAAGAACATAAAAGTTTTACATCAGATGTATGTTATAGAAATTGGAAAAGTAAACATAATTTAAAAACTATTATTTTAAGTGATTGCTTGGTTTGTGGTGTTCAAATTAAATCTACAAAAAAAAGAAAATGGTGCGTTGATCATGTAGGTGGTAGAAAAAATAAAAAAATTCCAAAAAAAGATGGGATTTACATAAGCGATAGAGATTTGTATAGTGTTTGGCATGGTATTAAATATAGATGTACAAATGAAAAAAGTACATCATTTAAAAATTATGGTGGTAGAGGAATAAAAATATGTGATTTGTGGAATAATGATTTTTATAAATTTGAAAAATGGTCTTTAAATAATGGGTATAAAAAAGGGTTGCAAATAGATAGAATTAACAATAATGGAAATTATGAACCATCAAATTGTCGTTATGTAGAACCATATATAAATGCAACAAATAGAAGGTCCTTAAAAAATACCAGTGGTTTTATTGGAGTTCATAAAAATACAGAATCAAACACTTATCGTGTTTTAATTAATTTTAAAAATAAAAGACACGATTTAGGTAATTTTAAAAATAAGGTTGAAGCTGCTATTTTTAGAGATCAATATATTATAAAAAACAATTTACCACACATTAGAAATATATTATAATGGGCAAAAGAGGACCAGTACCACCACCAAAAGCAATCACAATAAAAAAGGGTTATTATCAACCATCAAGGCATGACGATCCAATTGCAGACACGAATGCTTTGCAATGGGTTCACAACGAAGTGCCATCACCACCTGAATATTTGAATGATGTTGCAAAACAAATGTGGACTCAACAACTTATGCAGTCACAAAAATTGTATGGTTATATTTCATTTATTGACTTGACTTTGTTTAAAGAATATTGTTATGTGTATAGTGAATTGGAATGGTTAAAAGAAAATACAAAAGGAAGGTATTATCTTGATGACAAAGGAATGAAAAGAATTGATCCATTATATACGGAATTAAATAAATTACGAAAGGACTTTTTAAGATTGTCACAAGAGTTTGGATTTAGTCCAAGTGCAAGAACAAGAATCCAACTACAACAAAAACCTGAAGAAGATAAAGATATTTATTCGGATGGCATATAAAACTAATTTTAAAAATATTGATTTAGATAAATATTACTTTGATGAAAAGACTGCAAATATTGTGGTTCGATATATTGAAGAAAATGTTAAGCACGTAAAAGGTGACAAAGCTGGTGAACCATTTATTTTGGAGCAATGGCAAAAGGATGATATTATAAAACCTTTGTTTGGCTGGAAACACAAAGCAACTGGACTTCGAAAATACACAAGTGCATACATTGAGATTCCAAAAAAATCAGGTAAGTCATTTTTGGCTGCATCAATTGCGTGTGTTTTTATAGACATTGAACGTGAAGGTGGTTCGGAAATTGTTGGTGTTGCTTGGGGAAGAAAACAAGCTGGTTTGGTGTTTGAAGCAACAAAGCAAGTGATTCAAAAATCACCAAGATTAAAATCCAAGTGTAATATTTATAGAAACTCAATAACTGCACCTGACCACATTGGTGGTTTAAAAACATATCAAATACTTTCAAAAGAAGCTGGTGGTGAAGATGGTATAAATCCACAACTGGCAATCATTGATGAGTTGCATGTTCATAAGAACAATGAGGTCCTTGAGATGGTTGAGAAATCACAAGGTGCAAGGAAACAACCTTTGTCGTTTATTATCACAACTGCTGGTTCTGATTTATATGGTATTGGATACCAAAGGCATGAACAAGCAATTGACATTGCAAAAGGTTTGATTGAAGATGAATCACAACTTGTTTGCATTTATGGTGCGGACAAAGAAGATGATCCATTTGATGAACGTACTTGGAAAAAAGCAAATCCAAACTACAATATAAGTATTGGTAAACGTGCATATGAAAAGGAAGCAAACAAAGCAATGGTCAGTGCAGCAAGTTTGAACTCATTCAAAAGATATTATCTAAATGTTTGGACACAATCAAAGGATGGATGGATAAATGATGAGGTATGGACCAAATCACATTGGGATTTTGATAATGAGATGTTGCGTGATTATCCTTGCTATGGTGGACTTGATTTGTCATCACGAAGTGACATCACTGCATTTTCTTTGGTTTGGAAAATAGATGAAAAGTATTATTCTAAAAATTGGTTTTGGTTACCTGAAGACAAAGGAACACAATCAGCTGATAAAAAAAATATCAACTATCGTGAATGGGTTCGTGATGATTTTATTGAAGAAACAAGTGGAAATGTAATTGACTATGATTTTATAATATACAAACTTGGTCAGTTAAACAAGTTGTATGATATTCAATCCATTGCATATGACAATTGGAACTCACATCACATTGCACCAAAGTTATATGAAGAAGGTTTTGACCTTATTGAGTTTAGACAAGGTTTCAAATCTATGAATGCACCAACCAAAGAACTTCAGGCAATGGTTGAAAGTAAAAAGTTTAATCATGGCAATAATCCAGTTTTACGTTGGATGGTTGGCAATGCTTCGGTAAAGTCTGATCCCGCTGGAAACATAAAACTTGAAAAAGACACACGTTCACCTAACAAAAAGATTGATGGATTAATTTCAAACATCATGGCATTTGGTTTGTGGTTGGACAAACCTGATTCAAACAAATCTTATTTGGAAGATGGCAATTTATATATTATATGAAAATACCAAAAAAAATTTATGATGTGTTAAACAATAAAAGGAACTTTGATTTCTTGTTTCTTGAAATGTTAAAACATCACACCAGTGAAGATGCCTATGATGCTGCACTTGATTTGGTTCGTGAATATGCACCACATTTTAATCATTACAAAGATTTTGATTCTTATCGTGTGATATTATCAAATAAAAACAATCGTGAGATTGAAGTTCCTGAAGAAATAATTGATGCGGTTACAAAAGGAATTGATGACTTGTTTCATAAGCATTTAAAAAAGGTTAAGATTCGCAAAATGGCATATGATCAATGTGTCAAAGAAATCAATATTTATTTACCTGACTATAAACCACACAGAAATTATCAATCATTTAAAGCATTGCAATCAATTAATTTTAAGAAAAAGTAGTTAAATATTTTACATATTTATAAAAATGTAATGTTTCATTTTTGCAATAGTGAATTTATTTGGATTTGAAATCAAAAGAATCAATCCAGTTCTATCCGCAAAAAAAGGTTTCTTAAATGCAAACTTTGGTGGAATGATTGGAAGAACTCCAGTCACTGAACAAACTGCAATGGGTTTGTCAGCATATTGGGCTGGTGTAAGAAGAATTACAGAATCAGTGGCAATGTTGCCAGTTGAGGTTTTTCGAAAACAAAACGGAAGGCGTGAAATAGTTGCACATCCAACAGAATACTTGTTGAATGCTGAAGCAAACTATGAATCAATTTCTTTTGACTTTACACAAATATTAATCACATCCGCAATCAATCATGGTAATGGTTTGGCAATTATTGAACGTGATCAATTTGGAACACCAACATCATTGGTCAATGTAACTCGTGAACAATGCGAACCAATAAAATATGATGATGAGATTTATTGGAAAGTTCAAGTCAAGGAAGCATACAATGAAACTGAATCATTGCTTGTCAAAGATGCTGACATGATTAATCTTCGAGGGTTTGGAGTTGATCCAGTTGTTGGACTTTCGGCAATACAAGCACACAAACAAAATCTTGGTTTATCAATTGCAGCACAAGATTATGGGGCTGATTTTTTTAACAAAGGGAGTAGGATTGACGGCTTCATCGAATACGCTGGTGTTTTAAAACCTGAAACAAAAGATGCAATTAGTCAACAATGGGCTGCAAACTATGGACCAAATGGGACACGTGGAACTGCAATACTTGATGCTGGTTCAAAATATCATCGTATTGGACTTCCTCCAGCAGATGCTGAATGGATTTCAACTCGTAAATTCCAAAAGAATGAGATTGCAACAATTCTTGGAATACCATCTCACATGATTAATGAAATGGAAAATTCAACGTTTTCAAACATTGAACACCAGTCAATTGAATTTGTGACTTATTCAATTGGAACTTGGATTGAAAAGATTGAGCAAGAATATAGAAGAAAACTTCTTAAAGATACGGAAAAAATTGACCATTATTTCAAACACAATGTTGATAGACTTCTTCGAACTGATGTCAAAACAAAAGGTGAATATTATCGATTGATGACAGATATTGGTGCGTATAGCATAAACGATGTACTTGAATTAGAAGATAGGAATCCAATTGAAAATGGCGATGAACGTTATGTGCAAATCAATAGAATACCTATTGATGATATGAAAGAATATTATAAAAAGGAAAATAATAATGAATAAAATAGAAAGACTTGCAGAGGTTCGAAATATAAATGAAGTAGAACGAACTGCACAATTTGTTATATCAACAGAATCCATTGATAGACATGGTACATCATTTAAACTTGATGGATGGGATTTGTCAACTTATGACCGCAATCCAATTGTTGGATATAATCACGAAGTGAGTGGTTCGAATCCTGACACAATCATTGGAACATCAAGAGTGTTTAGAGATGGTGATGCTTTGATTGGTGAAGTAACATTTGAACGTGAAGGAAATAATCCTTTGGCTGACAAAGTATTCAATAAAATGCAAGATGGCATTTTGAAAATGGCAAGTGTTGGAGCAATTCCGCATGAGTATCGTTATGGCAACAAAGAAGATGAGGACAGAAACACAATTTACTTCACACGTCAAGAATTAGTTGAATGGTCAATTGT